GATGTTAAAAATAGCTTGGGTGCTGACATGGTATTTGTCAGCAAGAGATTTTTGACTAACTTCACCGGTGGCGAACTCAGTGCGAATGGCACATACTTCTCGCACAGTCAATACTGCATGGTTGTTAGATTCACCAATGCGGCGATTTGTAGCATTAGTAGGGCCGCCCGCCGATTGCCAAGAGTCACCCTGTATAAGTCTTTGAATTGTTTGCAGGGTGACTCTGTACTGATTCGCAATTTCCTGAAGCTTTGCGGGTTGCTTATGAAAAGCTGTGCGAATTTCGACTACTTGTTCTTGGGTCAATTTGGACTGGTGATGCTTTTCACCCTGAGCGCCACCGCTGGCACGACCTTTGCTTTGCATGTCATGGTTGTTGTCAGCGCGAGTTCCCAAAAACAAATGGTCGGGACGTACACACAAAGGATTGTCGCAATGATGACAAACACACATGTCCTTGGGAATGTCACCAAAATGAATCATCCAAGAGGCTCGATGTGCGGCTTCGGCTTTTCCGTTCTTGCCTCCGGTGTTAATAGCGCCGTAGCCAAAACCACGCGTTGCACCAGTCCAGAGCCAACACGTATCAGTTTTGTTTACAAATTTCCAGAATCTTTGTTCAAGAGGTTGGCGGGTGCGGTTGCGGGTTTTCTTAGTAAGCGTATGTGTGGTATGATTGGTCATGTCATTAGCTCCTTATTAGCTAGTGGCCAGACCGGAGGCTGTTACGAGCAGCGCTCCGGTGTTTTATTTCCTTCGCTGATTATACCACAGAATACCAGAGGGGTAAAGTAATGGGCCTTGCACCAGCGATTGCCGGTGCTACCCGTCCCGGCCAGCGGATCACCTGGCTTGATGGGGATGGGGCGCCGGTTGACTTAACCGGCGCAACCATCACCGGCAGAATGAAAAACAAGAGCAGTGGTCAAACGCGTGACATCACGGGCCTGCTGACCGTCACCGACGGGCCAAACGGGGTGTTTACGTGGACGTATGACACGGAGGATGTAGAGACGGCAGGCGGCTATGCTGTGCAGTTCACCGCCGATTATAGCGAAGCGCCAAGCCCTGAGCGCAACGTGATCGCCGCCTGGACCGTGATGGAAGCGTTGTAATGGCACAAGCCGCAAGTCAGAAGATACCGGATAACTGGAAAGCGCTCTTCGTCGCTGCGCTGGCAAAGTCGCCTAATATCACCGCAGCATGTCAGCGCGCCAAGGTCAGCCGGTCATGGGCCTATGCACAGCGTGACGAAGATCCGGAGTTCGCCGCAGCCTGGGATGAAGCGCTCGAAATGGCGCTCGATAAGGCTGTGGGCGAAGCGTACCGCCGTGGGGTAGAAGGGGTCATCACCAAAATAAAGATGACCCCGGACGGCTCGAAGGTGGTAGAGCGGACACGGGAATATAGCGACACGCTGCTCATGTTTCTGTTGAAAGCACACCGACCTGGAACATACAGAGAAACAGTGCGCAGTGAATTGACCGGTGCCAACGGTGGACCGATAGAGCAACGGGCGAAAGTAGACCATGCTATCGACAGCAGCACAGCCGAAAGTATCTTTGATGTCCTTGCGGCAGCGGGCGTCTTTGCAGCCGCATCTGATGACGCCAAAGCTGACCAAGTACATTCCCCATAAGCCGACAGTCAAACAGGCGGCGTTTCTGCTACTGCCCCACATCGAAGCCTTCTACGGTGGGGAGCCGGGTGGCGGTAAGTCGGACGCCCTACTGATGGGAGCGCTGCAATATGTGGATGTGCCAGGCTATGCGGCCATCCTGTTTCGGCGCACGTTTCAGGATTTAGCTTTGCCGGGTGCGCTCATGGACCGGTCCAAAGACTGGCTGATGAACACCGATGCCCAGTGGCATGAGTCGCTGAAGACATGGACTTTCCCCAGTGGTGCAAGTCTGAGCTTCGGATATCTGGAAGCGGAGAAACACAAGTATCGTTACCAAGGTGCTGAGTTTCAGTTTATCGGCTTTGACGAAGCGAGTCATTTCAGCCTGACGCAGTATACCTATCTGTTTAGCCGGTTGCGCCGGCTGACCGGATCTACAGTGCCACTGCGGATGCGCTGCGCAAGCAATCCGCCAACGTCCAGTGAGGGGCAGTGGGTGAAAGAGCGCTTTGTGTTACAGCGGTCGGCAAAGCGGCCATTCATTCCCAGCGGCTTGGATGATAACCCGTATCTCGACAAAGAAGAGTACTTGCGCAGTCTGGACAATCTCGATACGGCCACACGAAAGGCGCTGTTTGATTGGTTCGCCTCGGTCGAAGGTTTGGTCTTTGCCGACTTCAATGAAGAGAACCTGACCGACGAAGAGCCGAACACCTTGCAGCCGGTTATGCTGGCCATAGATGACGGTTACTTTCCTGATCCCAGAGCTACGCTGTTTGTGCAGAATAAAGGCAGTTACCTACTCGTGTTTGATGAACTGTACCAGTATAAGACCCTGGAAGAGCAGACGGTAGAAGATATTGTGGAGCGTAGCGCAAACCATAAGATTCGACGGCCATCGACAGCCGCCGTGAGCCACGAAGCGCCAGCCTTGCGCGCACGGTTGAATAAGGTCAGTATACCGGCCTACTCATGGCTACAGACGCAAGCCGGTGACAGCAGCACCCGTGTAGCAGCTATCAAGCTCACACGGTCCATGATCAAGGATGCGAAGGGCCACCGCTCGATTAAGGTACACCGCCGCTGTGTCAACCTGATTCGTGAAATTACGCAGGGCTACCGCTATCCAGACGGCAAGCACAGTCCAGACGACAGACCAGAAGACGGCAATGACCATGCCTGCGAAGCCCTGGAGGGCTTGGTGTGGATGTTATACGGCAAAGGGCAGCATCAAAAGCCACGGTCAAAGGAATATTAATGATTGACATTACACTGCTCACGCCTGAGCAACTCGACAAGTTCATCCACCTGCAATCAATCATTGCGCGCCAACAAGAAGAGGCGGCGAAGGTCAAGGCTGCGCGGGATTACTATGCAGGCAATCACCCCGTTCTGTTGACCCAACGACAACAGGAGTACTTGGGTAAGCAACTGACCGATGGCGAGTTTGCCTTTGCCCACAATCTTGTCAAGACCGTGGTAGACACCTTGCGCGAACGGCTTGCCGTGACCGGCTTCACGGTGAACGGCAAATCAGCCGATGACCTGGACGCCAAAAACCCTGCCCCGGATGCGCAACTCGCTGCGCTCCTGTGGCAGTGGTGGAAGCACAACCGGATGGACTCGCAGCAGATTCGACTCTACCGGCGCACGCTGCGAGATGGCAAATCCTATGTCATGGTGGACTATGACAACGCCAACCAACGGCCGCGCCTGACTCTCCATGAAGTTGACGATGGCACCACCGGCATTGTCCTGCATCGCAACCCTGAAGATGAGAATCAGGTGTTGTTTGCATCGAGGTACTTCTACACCTTCAACCCGCTCAAGCCGGGACTGACAGGCATTGAGCGCAAGACCGTCTATCTACCTGGGGAGATTCGCAAGTATGAGCGGGATAGCATCACCAACATGATCGGCATTGACAACCTGTGGCGCACTATTCAGGATGATGGCGACCTATCCTGGCCTCTCCCGTGGCGTGACTGGAAAGGTGACAATCTGGGTGTAACGGCTGTGGAGTTCCAAAACCCAGGCGGCAGTGAGGTGGCGCTCATCGCCGGTCTACAAAATGCGCTCAACAAAAGCTGGCTTGACTTGCTTGCGGCGGCGGATACGGCCGGTTTTCCCATTCTCACCATGAATTACAAGGACCCTATGCCCATGCCGGTGGGCGTGAGCGATGACTCCAACCTGGAAGGCGACGATGAGTTCATTGTGGCGCCTGGCAGAGCGCTGGAAATCTTCGGCGGCAACATCGAGCGCATTCCCGGCGCTGACCTCAACAACATCATCGAAGCCATCTGGACGATCACAGCGGCCATCGGCGGCATGACACGCACACCGCAGTACTATCTCAAGCCCATGCTAGGGGCTGATGTACTGTCAGGCGAAGCGCTCAAGCAACTGGAAAGCGGCTTGGTGGCAAAGGCCGAAGAGCGGCAGTTGATGTTTGGCGAGGCGTGGGCGGATGTGATGAGTTTGGCTTACCGAGTGGCGCGCACGTTTGGCACCGGCATTCCAGAGATTGACGACCCCGTGATCGGTGTGCAGTGGAAAGACCCCAACACACGCATGGAAGAGGCAGAGGCGACGGTTGCCAAGACCCACAAGGACTTGGGTGTACCTGACGAAATGGTGTGGTCGAAGCTGGGCTACACACCGGAGCAGATTGCACGCTTCAAGCAGAATGCCATGCTACAACGGGCAGCGGAGATTGCCAACATCGTACAGGCGGCTCGACAGGCACCGGCCACAACTGGCACGGCGAATCAGGATACAGGGACAACAGTATGAACCATTTTACTAGAGGTATTCGTTGGCGCGACCCACGGCTTACCCGTGATTATCGGCTGTGGTTGCAGTATCTCTGTTGGTGTATTCAGTCTTGGATGAGTTACCACAAGCCCATTTTGCCGAGCTTTATTCGAGGATGGGCTTTGCGCCGCTGGCCTAAACGGTACAACCTGACATGGCGCCTGTATGAGTGGTGGCGTGACGGGCTAGGCGCGGACATGACCGGCATTGCCAAGCCGTTACCCTGGCCCCTGTGCGAAGCGGCCTTTGGGCCATTCCTCAAGCCATGGAATCGTATTGAGCGATTCTTTCGCAGTCATACTGGGGGCAAATCCCATCGGTGCGAGTTCACTGACCCAGAGATAGGCGCGCTGTATGGTGGACAGCAAGGTGCGTTCATGGATCGGCTGTTTGAAGAGTTTTTGGAGAACATCAGTAACTAGATGGACGCTCTTCTTTCTGCCCTGCTCGAAGCGGGACTTATTGACACAGATACAGCCGACATCGTTCGCCGGCAAGATGACCCAGAGGCGGCGCGCACTTGGGCAGAAAGCACGCTGACCACTACGGCACTAGGCGCTTTGTCGGCACAGCAACAGCGACTCATCTACATGCTGCGGGATACCGACTACCGACCAACAGATCGTGATGTCGCCTGGTTTTGGGACAATGAAAACGAACTGCTGTGGGATGCCATGCGGCCGCGTATTCTGGAAGTGCTAAACGAGCGCTCCACCTATGCTGCTGTGGTAGGCGGCAACGCTGGCACGTTCAACCTAGTCAACCGGCAAGTGATAGCCTGGGCAGAAACCTATTACGTTGACCCGTCTGACACAACCTATGGTTCTATTCCGAATCTGAACCTGACCAGCCGGCAACAGTTCGCAGATGCCTTCGCCGCCTGGAACCGTGGCGAGTTAGGTGGCCGTGCCGATGGGCTACCGCAGTTGATCCGGGCGCTTGTGCCCACCTTTGGCGCTGACCGTGCTGAGCGCATCGCCGTCACCGAAACAACCCGCCTCTTTACCGAGTCGATTCGACAGGCTGGGCTTGCGAATCCGTTCACCACGGCGTTCCGAGTGCTGACAGCCAATGATGAGCGTGTGTGCCCCATCTGCGGCGGTGTCTATGGGGCTGTGGTTGCCAAGACAGATGCAAACGGCTTTGTGCATCCTGTTCGTGGCAGCATTGGCTTTCCACCGTTTCACGTCAAGTGCAGATGTGGGATTACGGAAGAGACTGAACAGACGTTGCGCCTACGACCCCAGGCAGGGCAACAGCCACCGGCGACAGGATCGGCGCAAGAGCAGCCGGCCACTGAGCCGACACCGGAGCCGGTCACACCTACATCCGTGCGGCCACTGTTTCAGTATCAGCCGTCCCAAGAGCAGCTTGACCGCGTTGTTGAACTAATCGACAAAGCCCTGGCGCGTTCAGCGCAACGGAACAAGGTATCGCTAGAAGAGTTTGAACGGGGCGTCGAAGAGGGGTTCCGCAAATTGCTAGCCGATAAGGATTTGGCTATTCAGTTTCCAAGCAATGTGATGGACCTGTTCTTGGCAGATCCACGGTTCAAGACACAGTTTGAAACAAACAGCAGCGGTGGAGCGCTCAATCATGATTACCGCGCCAACGCAGAGTTTTACGGGCTAGGCGCTCCATTATCGCTAAATCCCAAAGACAGACCGATTTACGGCTATGTCAATGTGGCGCCTATCGCACGCAAGCAAGTTTCGCAATATGGCGACCTGACATTCATCCTGAAAAACGAAGTGCGAGATAGGGCCACCGTCACGATGGATGACAGCCTGTACAATTTCGCCCAGAGTCAAGTGGCTGGTACGCCGATCAACAATCCCAACAAAGCGTCATGGGATGGGCAGTTTACGTCACTGTACCAGTATAATAAGACTGGAAATCTGAACTATATTTACGAGGAAATACCCTACGTAGAAGTTCAGATTCAGGGACAGGTCACCATCGCTGATGTGCGGGGGATTATTGACGACAAAGGCCGGTTGACGGCAGAGCAGCGAAAAAGATTAGAAGAACTGGGGGTAGAAGTATGGGACAAAGCGCCATAGATAAGCCGATGATTGTAGCTCGCAGTGGGCCAGCAGTGCTTTTGGTCAGTGCAGACAACCTGTCCGATCCGATGGCTGACTGCCAAAAGTGGGACAAACAAGACGGTTACAGCGACATCAAGCCGCTGGGGGTGTGGTTAAAGTTTCTATACTATCTGGAAGAAGTGAATCCACCGGAGCCGTGGCATGAACCTGTCAATCCGGATTGACGATGGGGATGTAGGCGACCTCATCAATCGCACACCGGCCAAGCTGGATGATGCCATGCTGGGCGGCATGAATGACGCCACGGCGCTACTAGTGCGGGAATTGAAGACCTACCCATCACCACCGGCGGGCAGCACCTACAAGCGCACACGGGCGCTCTCTAACTCCTGGCACAAGGAAATCGAGGGACGTGGCCTACAGATCCGGGGCATTGTGGGCAGCAACCAGAACATCGCTCCTCATAACCGAGTGGTACAGGATGAAGTAGTGCAAGCGCAGATACACCGGGGACGGTGGCAAACAGCACAGGATGTGTTGCAGCGCAATGAACAGAACATTAGGGGAATGTTTAGTGCAAGAGTGAGGGCAGCCTTAGGATGAGCGAAGTAACCGCAATCGGTGAATACGTTGACAGAAAACGCACATTGCCCAGACGAGTGCTTGACCTCTCATTGCGCCTATCATCGCTGACACCGGGGCGGTACGTGTTCGTGGTCGAAGTTGCACCAGACAAGCAACTGACTTACGAAGAAGCAGCATTACCTTGTAGACAAAATAGCAAATATGTGCTAGACTAGTTGACATGATACCGAATCTTTTGAAGCCGAAACAACGTCAAGTAGAGGTAGAGTGTACGCAGTGCAAGCGCTCTGTGAGATTAGAGCGCTGTACCAAGCAACGTAAGCTGCGTCATGGTGTGGTAGACGTTGGTATTCTTTGCCCACACTGTGATCATTGGGCACACAGCTTTTACGAGACGACCGAGGTGAAGCGGCTTAGGGCGCAACTGAATGCGGTCAAGGCCAAAGCCGGTGTCATGCCAGAGGAAATCAAAGCGGCGCAGGCGTTCTTTGAAGCAGGGTTCAGAATTGAGCAAGAGCGAGTGAAGGCGAGTCTAGCGGCATAGCTTTACCAACAATTTTATAGCGTCATGACGGCGTGAAACGTAGACACACGGCGGCCATGTGGGGAGAAATCCTCATGTGGCCGCCGTTTTTATTTTCCTGCACTTATCTGGGGGTGTTATGGACGAATACGGACGTA